ATAGTGATGACTATCAAAAAATTTTTAAAACTACATTACAAGAAGATTCTAAAGCAGCTGGACGTTGGGAGACATCACAGGGCGGCGAATACTTCGCTGCTGGTGTTGGTGGTGCTATCACGGGCCGTGGTGCGGACTTATTGATTATTGATGACCCACACTCGGAACAAGATGCAATGTCTAAGACATCATTAGACTCGGCATACGAATGGTATACATCAGGTCCACGTCAAAGACTTCAACCAGGCGGTAAGATTGTCTTGGTTATGACTCGTTGGTCAACGAGAGATCTAACAGGTAAACTTATAGCGAACCAGAAAGAACCGAAGTCTGATCAATGGCACGTGGTCGAGTTTCCAGCGCTCATGGAACACGGACCAGTGTGGCCTGAATATTGGCAACAAGAAGAATTAGAGAAAGTTAAAGCAACACTACCCGTTGGCAAATGGAACGCACAGTGGATGCAACAACCCACATCAGAAGAAGGAGCGATCCTGAAACGTGAGTGGTGGATGGTGTATCCTCATGAAGAGATACCATCACTTCAACACGTAATACAGTCCTATGATACAGCGTTCCTGAAAAAAGAAACAGCGGACTATTCTGCAATAACCACATGGGGTGTATTCTATCCAACTGAAGATAGTCCTGCTAATTTAATATTATTAGACGCCATTAAAGGCAGATATGAGTTTCCAGAGCTTAGACGTTTAGCTTTACAACAATATAAATACTGGCAACCTGAAACAGTTATCGTGGAGGCAAAAGCATCTGGACTACCCTTGATGTACGAATTAAGGCAAATGGATATCCCAGTTGTTTCCTTTACACCGAGCAAAGGAAATGATAAACATTCTAGAGTAAACGCCGTTGCGCCTCTTTTTGAGTCTGGAATGATATGGGCGCCAGAACAGAAATTTGCAGAGGAGGTGATAGAGGAATGTGCTTCATTCCCTCATGGCGATCACGACGACCTTGTGGACTCTACGACACAAGCTATCATGCGCTTCAGGCAGGGCGGATTGATAACGCACCCTGAAGATTATATTGACGAGAAGAAAGACCCTAAACCTAGGACTTATTATTAATGGCTCGAAAAGTTATAGATATCATTTACAACCTTGTTCGTAAGAGACTTGCCGTATTTAATACTAAAGCAAGTGGCTCAGGTATAACTAGAATACCTACAGACAGACAAATTAAAAAAAGTATGGAGGATGTTTTTCAAACATTAAAAGATGGTGGATATAATGTTATGTCCGCAGAAAAAGTTATTCAAAACGAGGACGATCTAGCCAGAGTATTAACAGAGATACAACAAAAACAAATAGCAGACGCTGCAGCTAGAAAAAAAGCATCAGAGGGATTAGAGAGAATATTAGATAAAATGGATAGAAACATACCACTAAACCCAAGTGATCAGATATCTCTTGAGGGTTCTGGATTTAAAACAACTAAAGATGCCTTCAAAGGTTTTGAACCTAAAGTCATACCAGGTGGTAAAAAACCTAGAGACAAAAAATCAAAAGGTGGTATAGCAGCTGCTGTAAAAAAATTACAAAAGAAGTTTGGCAAAAGCATTATTCAAAAAGGTAAAGCACCAAAGAAAAGCAAGAAAAAAGAATTAAGAGAAGCTATAGAAGGATTTAAAAAAAGAAATATGGCAGGTGGTGGTGTGGCCCACATGTTAGGTGAGCCAAGAGAAGAGATGGCAGCTGGAGGCATACCGCTTCGAAGACTATTACAATTTTTAGCAGGTAGGAAGAAAGGATCACAATCATTAAAAGAAATGAAATTACCTGACCAAGTTAAATTTTTTGCAGAGAAACAAGGATTTAATCCTGACCAAGAAAGAATAAAATATTTTGAACAAGTCTTAGAATCATTAAAAGCAGATAGAAAATTAATAAAAGGTTTAGAACCTAATCCTGGTAAAATGGATATAGAAAAACAAGCTGATGAACTTTTTAGAAAAACATATATTGATGAAACTCAAGGAGGTAGATTTGAAGATTTAACTTCTGAAGCGATTGATAAAAGTATTTTAGAGCTAGAAACAATTATTAAAAATTTAAAAACTAAAGGTAGAAAATTAAACGCTGACGGTGGCAGAATAGGTTTTGCTGATGGTGGTATGTCTAGAAGAACATTCTTAAAAATTATGGCAGCACTAGCTTCGTTTCCTGTTGTAGGTAAACTTGCAAAGACTATGAAAGTAGCCAAAGGCGCAGCACCAATTGTAACACCAACAACAGATATGCCAGCGCACTTTCCTAAACTTGTAGAAAAAATTATTAGAGAGGGGCAAGTTGTTAAAAAAGATTATATTAAGAAAACTGGTGATGTAACGACATACAAACATCCTGACAGACCTGACATAGAACTAACGATTGAAGGAGAGGGTAACAGAATACAATTAGATTTTGATACCGATCAAGGTATGAAAGGTGGGTACGAATTTAAAAAAGGAGTGCCTGATGAGGTAAACCCTAGACCATCAAGTGATTTTGAAGCAGGTGAAGTTAAATACAGAGTAAACCAAGACGGAAGTTATACAAAAGATTTTGAATTAGGTATAGATACCGGCACAGAAAACTTAGATGAGTTTGCAGGTGTAGGAAAACAGAAAACTAGTAAGTCTAAAGTCAACTTACCTGAATCTGATGATTACGCAGACGGTGGACTAGCGGGTCTATTAGGAGAATAATGAAAGTAAAACAATATAACGAGATGATGGCATATCTAACTCGTCCAGGTTTTAATAGTGGGGGTTCTGTAAATTTTAATGGCGGTGGATCGGTAAGAAATAAAACTGTACTACCAAAAAGAAAACCTAAAGCAGAAATTAAACGAAGACAAAAAATAAACTACGAAAAAATAAAACAATATCTTGGTGAGGAGTCACAAGAATTTATCGAAAGAGAATTAGGTTTTGCAATTGGTGGTAGAGTCAACCCTGCACAACTTAAACAAAGATTCATGGAACTTGTTGCATCTATTCAAGATGCAGATGATGCAGAGATACCTGGAATCGTTGCACAAGCAAAACAAATTAAAAATCAAATAGATGAATTAAATAAAACGCTTGCACCTGAGAGACAAATTAAAATTACAGCAGAAGGATTAGATTTTGATAATCCATTGTTAGACGCAGCAAAGATTGCACAGGCAGTAGGCACTGAAGATATTGTGCCGGAAACTCTTACAAAAAAGAATCCAATACTAAAAGCAATAGTTCCAGATTTTCCAAAAGGAATTAAGGGAACACTAGCAGATCCAGAAGAAAAGGAAGACCCTAAAATAGATGGGCGAGTAGGGATTGATCCAAGAGGAAACGTTGTGCAAGCTAGCATGAAGATGGGTAGACGAACAGATCAAACTCTTGGAGACTATTTAAGAAGAAGAGACTTGTTTAAATCAATAGACCCAACAATAACAGAAACAGAAGGTAGCTTTGCAGAGGGTGGTCGTATTGGTTTTAAAAAAGGAACACCTTTTCCAATTACAGATGAAAAACTAACAAAGATAGATGATTTAATTAAAAATACTAATTTAGATTTAAAATCTATTGGCAAGCAGATTGGTTTTGGAACAGAGAAACGTGGTATGACGATTGATTCACCTGTAATGAAAGCTTACATAGAAAAATATGGTAAGCCTAAACCAGGAAGATTAAAACCAGCTAACCTTGCAAAAGATCCAGAGTATGTGAAATTTGTAATAGACAAAGTAGAAGAATTGGGCGGAAAGAAAAGAGCTGCAGCAAAAGAATTAGGTATTACAAGAAAAACAATAAACAATATTTTAAAACAAAAAGCTCCAGAGTTAATGAAACCTGCAAATATAGACAAGGGCGGAAAATATAATTACCAAAAAGTTAGAGCTAAATATATAGCGGAAATGGAAAAAAATTTATTAAAAATGCCTGGAGGACAAAAAACTTTAAATCAAACGCTTGCGCTTATGGATAAAATTAATGCACAAAATAAAATTGTGGCTGAATTAACAGATGAAGAAATTTTAAATAATAAAAAATTAATAAACTCTATGAGATTAGATGTTACAGAACTAAAAACATCTAACCCTAGATTAAAGTTTGATCGTTACAAAGATTTTACTGATGAACAACTTGTTAAGAAGATAAGAGAGTTAGCCGAAACAAATCAATTATTTCAAGTAGAACACCAAATTCCAATTAGTAGCAAAAGAACAGCTTCTCTTTTTCCTAAAAATATTCAAGCTGCAGTGGGGAGAGTAGGAGGACAACTAGAAACTTTAAAAAGTTTTGTGATAAACAATCCTAATTCACCTGTTGTAAATGATATAAATAGATTTTTAAAAAGTCAAAATGTTCAAATAAAAGGGATCGCTGGTCAAAACATCGGATATGCTAATAATATTATATTTGATTCAAAAACAAACACTTCTGACATAGTTGATAAAGGTATAGATATTTTTAAAAAATCAGATGGTCCAGTTTTAGGTATGAACAGAGTTAATCCAGCTCTTTTAGATTTTAGAAAATTACCTGGCGATGTTAAAGATGTTTCAAATGTTATTCGTGATTTAATTAAATCACCAGGTGGAAAAAGGGTAGCGAGAAATTTAATTAAAGCTGGAAAGTTTACTGGTGCAGGTGCGGCTGCTGAAATAGCTTTTGCCGCACCTTTTGCAGCTGACGACTATGCTTCGGGTCTCTCAGGAAAAAGAATAATAGGTAATGCATTTCTTGCAGATTTAACAGGTATAGGACAAAGTGAACGAGAAGAAATTAGAAAAGCAGTTGGTGAGAGAGGTTATGCAACTCAAACAATAAGTGAACTAGGAGAAAGACTTCCTATACTTAAACAACAATATGAAGCTTTGAATGATCAAAATGATCCGGGTGGCTTAAACAGAGATAAACTTGCAAAAATATATAATAGAGTTTCTACTGAGTATAATAATGCTTACAATCTTTTTGTTACAGATAGAGGAGAGTTTGACAAAGAATTATACAATCAAGCAGTGACTAATTATGCAGCAGGTTTAGGTCAGATAGAAAAATTTAGAGCTGCAAAAGAAAAAGAAAGGGGTGTTAAAGAGGCAAGTAAAAATATAACAGGATTTGAGTTAGACCTTGGTTTTGCTGGCGGTGGTTTAGCTAAACAAGCTGGAGATGAATCAGGAAAACCACCAGAATCAGGGCCCACACCAGATGGTCCTTCAAAGGGCTTGGCTTATTTGTTTAAAAATGGTATGGAAGATGAGGAGTAATAAATGGCAGAAATAGAAAAAGGACTCCCGGGCGAAACTCGTACGCAGGCTAAAGTACCTGGACCCGAGGATATCGAAATCAAAGAGGAAGTCCAACAAGAGAAACCACCAGTAGAAGTTATACCTAATGAAGATGGTAGTGCGACTATCGACTTTGAACCAGGTGCAATAAATATACCTGGCACAGAGAAACATTTTGATAACTTAGCAATACTTTTACCTGACGATGTATTGGAGCCTCTCGGTAATGATATGAAAACAAACTATCTAGATTATAAAATGTCTAGAAAGGATTGGGAAAAATCTTACACTGAAGGACTTGACCTATTAGGATTTAAATACGAAAATAGAACGGAGCCGTTTCAAGGAGCTTCAGGTGCAACGCACCCAGTG